GTTTGTGACGTATTGACCCGCTGGCAGGATACTGGCGTTGAATGCTACTTGCCAATACATGCCAGAGTATTCAATAATGTCATTGGCTTCTGCTATTAGTGGTCTGCCATTGGCACCAACCCAGGCCGCGGCATTGAATTGGTTTTCAGCATTGCCAGTGGGTTCGGTCAGTAAGTATCGTTGTCCATCTAGGGCACTGTCAAGACCGTCTTGCGGTGCACTGGCTTGTGGATTGATCACAGCGTCAACTGCTGCTAGAGTATTTTGTGGTACAGTATCAGGATCAACGTCAAACAACATAAAGCGTTCGTCATTGGGATCCAATGAGATTGTTCCGATCACTTCAGTTCCGTTGGGTTGTTCCAATCTGATCTGACTAATGCCAGGCCGCAGCACGCCATACACACTGACCACTGCTGGCCATTGTAAATTGCTAGCGGACACTAGATCAGGAGGAATCAGGCTGCTGTTGGGTTGATCCACAATGGTTCTATCTTGTAAACATTGCAGTTTGTTGCCAATCAGCACAACTTTGTAGTTGTAAGGAGTGACCTTGACTCTAGTACCTAGTAATAAATCATTGTTGGTCACTGCATCTTGCAAGTCACCTTGTGCGTCATACATGGATGCAATCACACGTTCAACCACACCTAGCTTTTTAACCTTGGCGGGTGAACTGATCCAGATGGGCAGGCTAAATTTCAACGTAGCGATGTCAATAGGATTTTCTGTGCCCATGGGAATTGTTCTTGAGGTCCATTGTACTGAGTCTAATTCTACTATACTTAGACTGGTCCAGTCAATGTAGTTGTCAGTTGATTGCACCTCTAGGCTAGGGTTAAACAAGGTAAGCATTTGTTCCAGCAACTGCATCTTTTGATTGGTATTGCTGGTCCAAATGTCCAAGGTGATACCCAGTTTGTAAGGCACAGGCATCAGCCGTTCAATGGTGAATGCGTTGCCTTGTGTGGTTTCATATGTTTCTGTGTCCTGATCGTAGGTGCGTTGACGAACATTGACCTTGCTTACAAAATAGGGTTCTTGCATCCGTGGTCGATCATAATCCAGACTAGACACATAAAATGTCATCAGCGGGGTGCTTGGCATACTGCTGGCTGAGTTTTCTTGGATAATTGTTTGTGCATTGCGACTGGCATCGCCATATCGAACAGGCACACGCAAAAGAGCCGCTTGGTCAGAATTGGCTTCGCGACCATATTCAATTTGGAAGTTTGAAACTATCCTAGTAAACTGCAAAAGAAATCGACGAATTTGTTCGTCATAAAAAAATTGTTGTGCCATAATGTTTAACCGCCGTTGTCGGCTCTGGGTTTGAGCAGTTCACTAAGACTCTGACGACTTGGCATAGGACCACGATCAGTAGTGTTGACTGTAGCTGTGTTGTTCACAAAGCTGGAACGCAGTGTTTTGTTGGCAGGACCGTTGTTGAGATCAGTACGCACACTGTCTTCAATTTTGACCCAGCGGATACCGTCATATCTGAACAAGCGATTGGGTTTGTAGTCCAGACGCAATACATATTGACCAGCCACTGGATTGGGAGGGAATGCCACGCCCGGAGTAACAGGTAATCCGTTGGGTGCAATTTCATCGCTACCAGTTAGGTAGCCCAGGGTGTAGCCTTCGGCTCGCGGACTAGTGGCCTGTCCGCCTTGTGTGCCGTCTACTGTGGTTGTTTCGTCTGCTGTTAGGCCAGCGCCTTGAGCCACCGCAGGTTGACCATCCAACAGTGTTGGCACAATGTAAAACTTGGTGGTATCGTAGCCACTAAGTGGCACTTCAACATCAGCCTGCGTAAGGATAGCATCGTTGATTTCAGTATCTTTGGTGCGTGTGCCTTGCACATCTGCAATGGTAGGCGGAGTGTACTCTTGCCAGTAAGTGGTATTGTTGATGGCTATGTCAGCTGGAGTATTGATCTTGGCCTGATAATAAGTATTGCCGTCGTTCACAATACTTCCAGCAGGATAGTAATTGCCATTGTCCCAGATTTGTTCACTCACAAATGGTTTGTTGGTAATACTATTGTACTCTTGTGCGTCGGTGAGAGGCGTTGCCTTGACTCGCCACAAGTGCGGCAACCAAGTAACAGAAAACCCTTCACTAGCATACGCAGCATCTTGAATCACATAGTACTTAGGCAGTGCAGCAGGCAGTGCTGAATTTAATGGGTTGTAATCTTTCAAGTTTGGAACTTCAATCACATCGCCGCTCATGAGCTTGCGACCAAACGAGTCAATCATGTCATTGTAATGGAATGTGATAAACAAGGTATCGTTGTTCAAAAACAACCCAAATTGAGTCAGGTCAAAGTCCACGTCCTGTGTGTTGTATACTCCGCGCATGACATAAATGTCTGGATCATACACACGATCTCTGTTTTCCAACAGCAGCAGGTCTTGTATGTTTAGTGGACTCAGTGTTTCATAAACTGGTTGAGTAGCATCAGCATTGCCACTCAGTGTGGAGTCTTCGCCACCAGTTTGCGGACCTAAATACTTGTGGCAAAATAGATCCAGCCCACCAACAGTATATTGTTCACTTATAGTTCGATCGAGAAATTGGTAATCTCTGGTCCGGTTAGGCCGGTACATACTTAATCTTGGCATAGTGTTGTATTTATGGGCAGGTTGACCAATAATCAAGCAAGTGCTACAATAGCTGTATGAAAGTAGTCAAACTGAACCGCAGATTTCGCCAATTCAAAGAACACGGGCACATCATTGCTCTAAGATTTCCCTCATACACTGAATCTGTGCCATACGAAAAAACAACTCGCAATAAATTAGGCGTTGGCGGCTGGCAGCGGCATGATTCATGGTACAGTTACTTTGGGCATGGTCGGGTTGCCGGGTACCGCCCGTACTGGATCACGTTCCGAAATGAGTCAGATGCTACTTTAGTGTTACTTTGTACTGACTTGACTCAAATTGGATAATCTGCTATAATTACTGATATGATTAAAGGAGCCACCGTGAAATCTGCTGTAGCAAACAAACCCGTAAAACCTCTAAATCCACGCAGTGCAGACACCAACGTCATGGGACCAGAGCCCACTTGGCGCGAGCAGCCTATCAGCAACAGGACCAGCCAAATGACTGCTGCCTTTTCCTGGTACAATTACTTCTACGGCAAAAAAGATGCTCGCGACATGATTGTGAACTATCTGGAACTGCATGGTCGTAAAGCTGATGTTCGTGCTCTCAAAGGTGTGCCTGATTCAGACATTCGGCTAACTGCTGGATGGTTGTGCAGAATGAGCATGGTGGGCCTGGACCTGTCTGACCACGAACAAATCAAGCTAGACAACATGCTGGCACAACTGTTTGCAGTCAAACAACAAGAAGTCTCAACAGAGTCAGCAGAACCTGTGGTGGCCCGACTGACCATTCAAGATCGTCTACGTGAAAAAGTAAGCGAGTGTGCCGGCGAGCTAGATGGACTGTTTGATGAGTTTATCTTGGCAGGCGCCAAAATGAGTGCAGACTACAAGCCAATTGTGCTGATTCGTGGCATGAATGTGGCACCACAAATGGTGAGCTTGCTGTCTGATATTTGGAAACGCAAGCAGGTTGAATTTGAAGAAGTCGCCAAAGGCAAAGACGCACAACTGGTAGAAGGCTACGGATATCTCAGCAAAATTCAGCTACGCAATGTGCTGAAGTTTTGTGAAACAGTGATCAACGACTGCGGCGCATATGTGCAGATTAAAAAGGTTGAGCGCAAGCCACGTGCAGTCAAAGCAGTGTCGCCAGAAAAACGTGCGGCCAAGTTCAAGGTTGCAATGGAATTTGCTGATCTCAAACTCAAGGGATTGCCTGCCGCAAGTCTTGTGGAAAAAACAGAAGCCTGGCTGTATGACACCAAAAAGCGCAAGCTGATACACGTTGTGGCAGACTCGCATGCAGGATCGTTTACTGTAAAAAGCAATTCCATCATTGGATTCAGTGTGTCAGAAAGCATGCAAAAGACTGTGCGCAAACCCGCAGAAGTTGTCAAGGCCATGCAGGCTGCTGGCAAACCAGCTGCTAGAAAGATCTACAAAGATCTAACCACTACAGAAACCGGGTTCAACGGTCGCGGCACTGAAAACCTAATGGTTCTCAAAGCCTGGTGAGCTAAATATAGGGAACGGAGTTCCCTATATGGCCGACAATACACTACCCCAGCTCAAGCAAGATCTCATTGATTATGTGGGCTTGCTGCTG